CCCAGACATCGACCTCGATCCGGTCCTTCTGCACGTCGGCCCCGGCGGTCAGGAACAGCCCGCCCGCTGGAACGGTGCCCGGCTTCCACGCCTCGCGGCGGTCGTAGAGCCGCTGCCAGTCCGGCGCTTCCCCGGTCTCGACCCAGGTCTCGCCGAGGATGGTGTTGCGAAACGCCTTGATCGCCTCGTCCGACCCTTGGGCTGCTTCCCATAACCGCACGATCCGCTCCCAACTCAGCCAGCCGATCGGCGAATAGAGCGCCGAGAGGTGATAGCCGACCGTGGTCGGATCGGCGGCGGTGGCAGTCGCGCGCCATGCACCGCCCTCCAGCATCGCCGTCTTGTGGTGCTCCGCGATAGGCGTCTCGCAGCCCTCGCAGTGATATTCCGCCGTCTCCGGCCGCCCCTTCTGCCAGCGCAGCCGGTCGAACTTCAGCCACTGCATCGCGCCGCAATGCGGGCACGGCACGAAGAACCGCCGCTGATCGCTGGCCTCGTACTCCCGCTCGATCCGGCTCAGCCCCCGGATGGTGGGGGTCGAGACCAGAAATACCTTGCGCCGGTGAGCGAAGGTCAGCGACCGCGCCTCGGCCAGCGTCACTGGATCGCCTTCCTCGTCGGCCGAAGCCGGATAGGCATCGACCTCGTCAAGGAAGATGTATCGCGCCGGGGTCGAGCGAAGCCCGACTGCCGAGTTTGCCCCGGTCATGATCAGGATGCCGCCCGCGAATTCCTTCGACAGCATGGTGTTGCCCGCGTCGCGCGACCGGGCCGGTTTGACGCGGTCCCGCAGCTCGGGACTCTCGTCGATCAGCGGGTCGATCCGCTGGCGCGAGTTCCGCTTGGCCAGTTCCACCGTCGGCTGGACCGCAAGCATCGGACCCGGCGCCTGATGGATCGCGAAACCGATCCAGTTGTTCCCGGCTTCGGTGTTGTGCGTCGGGATCCAGCCCTTCCCGCAGAGAAAAAGGTGGCTGGGAGAGTCGACCGCGATGCAGCGCACCGGCACGCTCGGCGCGGGCCGGATCGCGACGATCCGCCGCCGGCGGCTCCTCCACGGGCGCCCAGTCCCGATCGAGCGCATGCGGGCCCGCTTGCGCGAAAGCCGGAACATCGGTTCCTCGGCATAGGCCGTCCAGGACACGCGCCAATATTCGGCCGACATCGTCGCGTGGCCGTCGCTTCCGAACACCTTGCGGCGGCTGCCCATCCGATAGATCGCGGGCTTGTATCCCAAGCCGCGGAGCAGCTCGACCATCGCATCCACGAGGCCCCGGTCGGCGTTCGAGAATTCGCAACGCTTGCCGTCCGGCGCAATCGTGCCGTCTGAGTCCATCAGCCCGCGCACGAGTTCCAGCCGCTGCCTCCGGCTCGCCCGCATGTAGGCGAGCGGCACGTGCTTGTTGTCGAGCACGTCCAGCTGCCGCAGCCGCGTCACGAAGCGCGACCGAAAGCAGTCCGAGAGCGACGCGCCGTCCTCGCGCCGCATCCGGAAGGTCGGATCGATCACGACGTTGGCAAGCCTGCCCTTGCGCCATTTCGGCAGCCGGAATGCGGCATCGACGCCGCAGGCGCGCAGATGCTCGACGATCTCGGCGTCCTCCTCGTGCACCGAGATGTGGTTCATGATCGACGAGCCGTCCCCGAGCCAGAGCCCGAGCACGTATGGGTGCAGGATCAGATCCTGATCCGGCATGTCGACCGCATCGCAGCAGTCGATGGCATATCGCCGACGCTTCCCTTTCGCCCCGACGATCACGCGTCCGGCCATCTCCGCCGTCGTGAGCGTGCGCGCGACGGGCCGATCGCTCGTGAAGTCCCACACCGGCCAGCGGTGATCGCCATCCGCCACGATCCGCTCGCCGTCGTCGAATTCGACCTCGAAGCAGGCGCGGTCCTCGAACACCGGCGACAGGCCGGTGACCCGGGCGATGCGTCCGCGTTCGTCGAAGAGCAGGTCGCCCTCGGCGATCTCGCCCATGGTCGTCCAGCCAAAAGGCGTGGGCACCGCGGTGTCGAGCGCGAGCGGCGCGCCGACCTGCGCCGCCTTCATGAACACGATCCGCTGCGTGGGATCGCCGGGCGACAGCCGGTCCATGATCTCGCGCATGTAGGGCGTGCGCACCGTGCGATAGCGCCCCGGTTCCGCCGAGGCGCGACCCGAGAGCATCCGGTGCCGGTCCGCCCATTCCGAGACCGTCAGGTCCGGGTCGGGCCTGAGCCCGTTGCCCCAGGCGCGCAGGATCTCGCCCGCGCCGTCGAAGTCCGTCAGGCCATCGTCATCAACGGAAGTCGGGCCGGACCTCGGCAAGCTCGTCGAGGTGGGCACGGACATGTTTCTCAAGGACCCTCTGCATCGCGGCTGGCTCGACGCCCAGATCGGCCGCCATCAGCGCCGCCACGCGTGCGGGCCAGGTTACCCATGCGTCCCGCACCTCCCGCGCCAGGCGGAACACCAGCGCCAAAGCGCGCGCCCGCTCGATCAATTCCCCCTTCAGCTTCTGGAGCCGGATGCGACGCTCCTGCGCCTTCAGCACCTCGTTCGCCGTCTTGGCCTGCAGGAAGGTCGTGCCGCCGCCGACGGCGGGGACTGCCAGGCCCTGTTCGCGCAAGGTGTCGCCGACGGCGGCAACGGCCGCCTCGGGGACGGGTTTCAGCTTCGGCGCGGGCGGCTTGCGGGTCTTCGACGGGTCCGTCGTTTCCGCCCGCCGCGCATCGCTGGCCGCCGCGTTGATGCTGCCGTCGGGATAAAGGACCAGCCGATCGGCCGTCTTCGCCTTCTGGATCGCACCGCGCGACAACCCGACATGGGCGGCGTACTGGCGCTCGCTCATGCCCTGCATCGACGGCTCCGATTATCATTCAAAGTCAGGTGCTTATCTCGTTGATAAGCCCAGCGGACAGAGGGAACGTGTCTCCAGAAGGACGATGCAACTCGACCCAAGGAGCCCCGACCATGACCGCCCCTGCCACCACCACCGACCTCATCCGCGCCGCCGCGCAGGCCCTGATCCGCCGCGACACGCTCGCCATCGAGGATCTCGCCCGCGTCAACGAAGGCTGGCTCCAGAGCGACGACGAGGCCGAAGCGCAGCGCCTGCTGCTGCAGGCCATCCTCGAGGCCGCCTGCCTGCTCGAGGGCGAACCCAGCGACCTCAGCGCCGCGATCGAGGACGAGGGCGTCTTCTTGTTCGATGCCGAATGACCCTCGCCACCCCGCAACACCGAAAGGCCCCCGCCATGAGCACCACCACCATCCGGATTGACCACGCCGCCCTTCCGGACCAGTTCGACCGCTCCCGCCCCGACGCCGTCGCCGAGGTGATCGAGGCGGCCCTGCGCGAAGACGGGATCGCGGCCGAAGTCTCGGACGTCATCTCGCATCTCAAGATCGAACTGCCCACCGCGCAGCTCGCCGCCGCCAGCGCATCGCTGGCCGGGATGGGACTGATCTGAGCGGGATCGGCCGGAAAGCAATCATATGGCTCTGAATTACCTACACTTTCCGGCACTGCGGAGCGATTCTGATTGCACAAGGACGATGCAACTCACCACGGAGCCACCACGATGACCACCCGCCTGAACCCGATCACCACCCCGCGCCACGAACTCCGCGCCGAGAAGGCGCGCCGGAACAAGGAAGCCGCGCTTGCGGCCTTCATCGGCAAGAAGGCCGAGATCGACGAGATGCTCGCCCGCCTTCAGGCGCTCAGCGACGACCATTTCAACTGCGCCCCCAACGAGGCTGGCTGGGCCATGGTCGGCACCCTCGAACACTACGCCAGCCTCCTGAAGCGCATCACCGACAGCGCCTTCGGCGAAGGCGAACACGCCCGCTGATTTCCGGCACCGCCGGAACTCCCGCCGTGCGCCCTGCGCGGCTCGGGGTCGTAGAAGGCGCCGCATGACGCGGGCCTCGAACACGGAGACCCCAGATGACCAAGCTTTCAGAGACGCAACTCGTGATCCTCGGCGCCGCCGCACAGCGCGAGGACCGCATCGCCCTGCCGCTGCCCGAAAGCCTGCGCGGCGGAGCCGCCGCCAAGGTGGTCGGCGCGATGCTGGCCAAGGGCCTCTTGCAGGAGGTCGACGCCGACCTGCGAAAGGGCGAACCCATGTGGCGCGAAACCGGCGATGGCCACGGCGTCACGCTGGTCGCTACCGACGCAGGTCTCGCCGCCATCGGGATCGAGCCTGAGGACGCGAACCCGGCGCCTGCGGCCGCGACGGACGCGCCGACCGAGCAGCCCGCGCCGGACGCTCCCAACGGACCCGAAGCCGCGCCCAAGGCGCGCACGCCGCGCGAGGGCACCAAGCAGGCGCAACTGATCGCGATGCTCCGCGCCGAGAGTGGCGCGACCATTGAAGAGATCGTGGCAGCACTCGACTGGCAAGCTCACACCGCTAGGGGTGCCATGTCCGGCGCGCTGAAAAAGAAGCTGGGCCTGACGATTACCTCCGACAAGGTCGACGGAAGGGGTCGTGTCTACGCCATCCGTGACTGACGCTCTGCCCCAAAACCAACAGATACCGCCGTCCCGCCGGGGCGGCGGTTGATCATTTGGCGCTCCGCATCCGGATCGCCTCGAAAAGCCGGCGCAGCAGGTAGCCGCGCGCCAGCGAAACGCCGACGAAGGCGAGGCCGATGGTCAGATGCTCGGCGAGTCCCGTCTCGATCCCGAACCACGGGAACACGACGATCTGCGTGGCGATGGCCAAAACGTAGCCGACGACAACGTTTGCCGTGGACTCGACCATCGACATGATCCGGCTCTGCCTCATCGCAGGCTCTCCAGAAACACCGTCACGAACTCCGCCGCGAGCGGCGGCACGATCGCATTGCCGTAGCCCCGCAACAGCCCCATGCGACCGGGTATCCCATCAGCCAGCGGGAATGTTCCGGGTTCAACGGGCCGCCAGCGGCCGTCCCGGCAGAGGAGCCAGTCCGGATCTCGCCAGACGCCGTCCGTCGCATCGGTCCCGGCGGGTTCGGCGACGTCGACCAGTCCACCAGCTTCACCGTCCTCCGGCTCGCATCCGAATTGCCGGCCGCGTTGTATCGCTCTGTGGCAGGCGAGCCCGCCATCGCCGTCGGCCAGCCCGCCAGCCAGACCTGCCGGCCGAGCAGCGCATTGATCGGAACGGCCCGGCATTCCGACCCGTCCTTGTGATCGCGCGCCGAGGCCGTCGCCCAGCCCGCCCGGGTCCAGGGCGACGGCGCCGAAGAACAGCCGCTGGCGGATGTGCGGGGCGCCGATGCTCGCAGCCGGCAGATCAGCCGCCGCGACGGCGTAAGATGCCGCTTCCAGGTCAGCTGCCAGAGCGTCGAACCACGCCCAGCCAGCCGCACCCTCAGCCGCTGTGCGAGCCGCGCCGCCAACTGGTCCGAGCACTGCCGCGCTCGCGACCTGCTCGCCGAAGACGAACTCCGGGCGGCAGGCTGCGACGAGCCGCAGGAAAGAGGGCGCGAGATGGCGGTCATCGTCCTGTCCCTTGCGCTGCCCGGCCTGGCTGAAGGGCTGGCACGGCGGCGAACCGGTCCAGACGGACCGATCCTCGGCCACGCCGGCGAGGCGCAGCGCATAGGGCCAGCCGCCGATCCCGGCGAAGAAATGGCATTGCGCGAAGCCGCGCAGATCGGTGGGCTCCACCTCGAGGATGGATCGTTCGTCCACCTCTCCGGCAGGCAAATGCCCGGCTGCGATCAGTTCCCGCAGCCAGGCGCAGGCTGCGGGATCGGCGTCGTTGTAGTAGGCGGGCATCAGGCGGCAGCGTCAGTCTTGTCGCCCAGCCGCTCGGCCTTCACCTGCGCGAAGGTCCGGCCGTCGCCGTCGAGGATCGCATCGCGCCCTGTGTCGGCCTGCCAGCGTTCGACGGCAACGTCGATGTAGGCAGGGCTGATTTCCATGGCGAAGACACGGCGGCCGTTGGCCTCGCCCGCCATGATCTGGGAACCAGACCCTGAGAACGGCTCGTAGCAAAGCCCGCCCCGCGCCACGTGCTGGCGCATCGGGATCCCGAACGCATCAAGTGGCTTCGGCGTCGGATGGTCGGGCCGATCGTCCTTGGCGAAGCTGGGCAGCGCCCATGTCGATGGCAGCGTTTCCTCGGCCACCTTCGGCGGGCGGTTCGGGCGGCGCCAGCCCATGAAGCAGGGCTCGTGCTTCCAGAGGTAGTGGGACCGGGTCAGGACCCCGCGGTCCTTCACCCAGATGATTTGCTGGTGCACGAAGGCCCCGGCCTTTTCCCAGCAAGCCTCAAGCATCGCTTGGCGACGCGAGGCGTGCCAGCAGTACCAGGCGGCATTGTCGGCGATGGCTTCGGCCACGGCAGCGGCGATGAAGCCGTCGTAAAGCTCCGCGCCCTGCGAACTGTCGTCCCAGGTCGTTCCGTAAGACGCCGACCAGTCCTTGTTGCGGGTCGGATGGTTCGAGCCGTCATAGTCCACCAGATACGGCGGGTCGGTCGCGAACAGGATCGCCCGTTCGCCGTTCATCAGGCGGCGGACGTCCTCGTGGTTTGTGCTGTCGCCGCAGAGCAGCCGATGGTCGCCAAGGATCCACAGATCGCCCGTCCGCGAGGCAGGGTTGCGTGGCGGCTCGGGGATGGTCACCGGCGGCACAGCGCCCCCGGCGCCACCCGCTTCGCCGTCCCCCTCCGGCACGAAAGCCAGCAGCTTGTCCAACTCGCCATCGGAAAAGCCGACCAGCGACAGGTCGAAATCCTCGGCCAGCAAGTCGTTCAGTTCGGCCGACAGCAGCGCCTCATCCCATGTCCCGAGTTCGGTCAGCCTGTTGTCCGCGATGCGGTAGGCCCGCCGTTGCGCCTCGGTCAGGTGCCCGAGCACGATCACCGGCGCCTCGGTCAGCCCCAGCTGCGTGGCAGCCAGCACCCGGCCATGGCCTGCGATCAGCTCGCCGTCCTCGGCCACAAGGCAGGGCACGGTCCAGCCGAACTCAGCCATGCTGGCGGCGATCCTGGCGACCTGCTCGGGCCCGTGCAGCTTCGCGTTCTTCGCGTAAGGCTGCAGGCGCGCAAGCGGCCAGTGCTCGATCCGCTCGGGGGCGAAGGCGAGGGTCATGAGGGCGATCCTGTTCGAAAGGTTGGCCAGCATGCGCCGGTTCGGGCGGAGCGGCGCGGTGGACTCCGCTGGTGACTTCCGGCCGGACCCCGAAGCTGGACCCCGACCGGCTTCCGGGGTCCAGGGTATCCACCCCGGAGTCCAGCTTCCAAGCCTTTGTTATTGCGTCATTACCAGGCGATCCTGGGGTGGATTCCGACCGTGGTGGCTTCCCAAAAAATCGGCTCTGACGCTGGCGATATGCCGCGCTTCGCCCGCCAGCATACGTTCCGGCCCGAAAAGGAACCGGAAAACAATGGTTTAGGGTTTTGGCTCAGTCCTGTCCGGTCGCCGCTTGGTTCGAAAAAACCGTCGTCATCCTCACACCCCCGTCAACCGCCTGCCGCTCGCCTTTCGAACCGTCTGGACTCCGATCCGGATTCCGGTCCGGACTCCGGGGTCCACCACGGCATCCGCTTCGCCATCCGATAGCCGCCCGTTCGTTTCGCGCACGACTGCGAGCATACGAGATTTCTAGTCCTTGGCCCCAGCACGGTGAACCCCTTGCGATGTCTCTCTGAAAATTTCCTCACAGGATGATTTTCCTTGACAGGCGGTCGGCGTTTTCAATGACGAAGCGCTGCGACCGCTTCGCCGAAGGCACCCGTCCGTGCAGCCGCCAGGTGATCAGGGCGATGCCGTATTGCCAGTGGCGATTGGCGGCAGGGCGGCTTAGCCCGAGCTCCCAGCCGATCTTCTTCCACGGGGTCCGGTTCGCGCGCAGCCAGACGATCCGTGCGTCGTCCCTTTCCAGCCATCGAAGCCACAACAAGGCCTCCTCGGCCTCGGTGATCTGCCGCGGGCTCGGCCGCGGCCGACGCATCCGGGGTTCCTGGCCAACTTGATCGGCGAAGCTGTGGAAATACTCGGGCCAGGCGCTGAAATAGCCCTGCGGCTTCACCTCGGGCAGCGACCGGAACACGTCGGCCGCACTCTCGAGCCGGTCCTCGACCATGGCGGGCGTCCAGTCAGCCATTCGCAGCCTCCCGGTCGACCGCTCGAGGCCCATACAGTTTCTCGCCGAGCTGACGCACCAGTTCGCGTTCGGGCCAGCTGAGGCGATGGTCGTCGACGGAGATGGCAAGCACACCTTGATCATGCCAGCCCTCGCGCTTCACCTGTTCGGGATCCCGGCGTCGGCCGCCGTAGCCTTTCGGATACCACCTCATCCCAGGCCCCCGTTCGTCTCGATCGCCCAGAGCAGGATCGCGATGGCGTCGGCCTCGTTGTCGTCGGCTGGGCTGAAGCCGCGGTCGCGGACAGCCGAGATCATGGCCGCCTTGTCGGAATTGCCCTTGCCCGCGGCGTGACGTTTGATGGTGCCGACCGGGACGCCCTGGTAGGGCACGCCGCGCAGCTCGGCCCACGCGGTCAGCGTGGCCATGAGCCCGCCATAGACATGGGCCGCGTCGGTCGCGGCATGGCGGCGCACCTCCTCGAACCAGATGGACGCAAGGGGCCCGGACAGACGGTCCAGTTCGCCCAGCCAGTTGGTGAAGCGCAGGTAGCGCATGCCGCCACCGTCGAAGCGGCCCGGGCGCAGCGAGACCGTGCCGCTGGTGATCAGACTGTCATGGCCGCGGAGCGCCCAGCCGGTCGTGGTGCCGAGGTCGAGGGCGAGGATGCAGGACCGGTTGATCGCGCCCGGCTCCGGGCGGACGTCCTCTGCGGGGATCGGTATGTTCATCGTGAAGGCTCACAAGCTGTGGGCCTTCGGCTTCGGTCAGGGGCAGAGAATCATGCCATGCACGCCCATTCAAGAGAAATGCGCCCGACGATGCTTCTGTCCCACCTGGTCGCGGGTGTCCCACTTGCCGATCAAAGTGGGACACCAGATTTTCCTTTCAAAACAAGGCGTTTCCCACCTGTCCCACTTGTCCCACCTCTTGCCTTACGTCGCATGAGGAAGAATGAGGTCGGCCGGGACATGTACGCTCTATATAGGAAAGAGAGAAGTTGGCGGTCCAAGTGGGACAGGTGGGACAGGATTGATTTCAAATGGTTTTTTCTGTCCCACCTTGGGCTTGAAGTGGGACGCGCCGCGAAGTGGGACAGCGATCGAACGACAAGGGGCACCCGGATGGATGCCCCCTCGGTGCCTGACACGGCCATCGCGATGTCAGCCGCGCTGCGGCCTGCGGTAGCGCCATTCGCGGGTTGCGCCCGCGTTGCTGCGGTATCGCTCCCAATCCCGCGACTTCAGCCAGGCTCCCACACGCATCTGGTCGCCCTTCGTCCATTTCGCGGGCTCGATGCCGAGCGCTCCTTCGAGGATTTCGCCCACCGACACATCGCGGATCGGTTCGGGGCGTTCGACCTCTTCATCCTGCCAATCATCCCAGCCCGCGTGACCGCGATTGACGCTGCGGGTGTCGTGGGTCAGCCAGCGGTCGATCCGCGCGTCCCAGGCATCGGCCTGATAGCGTGCTTCCTGCGCGGCGGCGGCCTCGGCAAGGATCGCCGGGTCGTCGATCCACCAGATCGCGCCTTCGCGGAAGCGATGGACGGCCTCGGCCCAGAGCTGGTCCCGGTCGCGGGCCAGCGCCGCGATGTCGATGGTGCCGCAGCGCAGCGGCCAGAAACGGCGGTTGCCGGTCTCGTCGCGCAGATAGGTATCGGGGTTCACGGTGCCCGCGAAGACGCATTGGCGCGGGACCTCGACCGTGTAGCGGCCGTAGGGCGGGCGGAAGAGGTCTGTGGTGCGGGTCAGGAAGGCCTTGATGCGCGAGACCTCGGCCCGGCCGATGGCGTCGAGTTCGGCGATTTCCACGATCCAGACGCCTTGCATGTGGATGGCGGCGTCCTTGGAGCCAAGCTCGGGCAGTTCGTCGGTGAACCAGTCCTCGCCCGCCAGAACCTTGATGGCTGTCGATTTGCGCGCGCCTTGCGGGCCTTCGAGGATCAGCATGTGATCTGCCTTCACGCCGGGGCGAAAGATGCGCGCCACGGCCGAGATGAGCCAGAGTGCGCCGACGGTATGGTGGAACGCGGTCGGGGCGGCGCCGAGATAGGTGCTGGTCCAGGTCTCGATCCGGGGCGTGCCGTCCCATTTCAGGGTGTCGAGCCAGTCGCGGACGGGATGGATGCGCAGCTCGCGGGCGACTGCGCCGACGGCACGGCCGACCACGAGCGGCGCGACATTGACCCCGCGCAACTGCAGCCATTCCGCGGTCCGGACATCGTCCGCGTCCTCCCAGGGGCGAGGGAAAGGGCTGGTCGCGGTATCCCACGGCAGCGGTTGGCGCACGACGATCTCCTGCGAGAAGTCGTCGAAGGCGAGCACGCCCGCGAAGGCGATGTCGGACGTCAGGGCGATGATGACATTGGCCTCGTTGCGCTCGGGCGTTCCGACCAGATCCTGTCGCAGGCGGTTGAACCAGGCTGGTTTGGCGATCCGCGCATGGGGATCGCCGGAGACGTTCACACGCTTCACCAGTTCGATCAGCTGCTTATCGAGGATCGACATGGCGATGCCAGTCGTGGTCTTGATGCGGGCAAGGATCTGGCGCGCGGGCAGCGGGTCCAGCCGCGCGAGGGCAATGCGGCCGAGAAGTTCGCCAAGGGCGGAGATATCGGGCGGGTTGGTCAGCGCATCGGCGGCCGCCACCAGGTCAGCGATGATATCGCCCGCAGATGGCAAGCGAGCCATGGCGGCGGGCGGGTCTTCGGTCGGCAGCCCATGGCGCGGGCCGTAGTCCTCGGCACGGACCCCGCGCAGCAGATCATCGTTGAAGTCGTCGCCATGCAGCGGGACCACGATCTCGTTCGGAATGTCGGCCCGGTTCAGCCGGTCCGAGAGCGTGGCGGCCGCCTGACGACCGGCACCGCCGGCATCGGCATAGATCGTGACCCGTGTCGTGCCCTCGGGCCAGCGAAAGCGCGCGAGGCCATCCGCGGACAGCGCCGCCCAGACGGCGGTCCCGAACAGGGCATGCGCTGCGAGGGCGGTCTCGATGCCCTCGGCAATACCAAGGTGGCCGTCCGTAGGCATGGCGAACAGGCGCACGGCCGCATCGGCCACCGAACCCAGCATCTTCTTGCCGGCCGGGCCCTTGGCGCTGCCGTCATCCATCAGGAAGGTCCGGTGGATACCGGGGGCGCGTTCGCCCGTCGCAACACGCGGCAGCGCGATCAATCCCGGCCACCCGCGCCGCGTGTCGAAGTCCGGCAGGTCTGGGTGGAACAGCAGATCCGCACAGCCCGGATCGGCGAGGCCCCTAGCATGCAGGTATGCCTCGCCCACGGTTCCGGCGAGCGGCTGGGCGCCATCGACCAGACGCGCAACCTCAGTTGAATGGTCGGGCTTCGGGCGCGGCGCCGATCTGGGCGCGGGGCGATCCATCCCTGCAATCCGCGCCGCTTCGTCGAAAAGCGCGCCGTCGCTCAGCCCGGTCGCCTGCGCGATCAGATCGATGGGCCCGGCGCTTTCGCCGGTCGCATAGTCGAAGCCCCAGCCCGCATAGGGCCCGTCGAGGTGGATGGTGCACGACCCTTCCTTGCGCGGCGGGCGGCCGGACAGGTCGGCACAACGCAGGCTGCGACGGTCGCGCGCAAGCCGCGCCTCCGGAAAGATGCCGGGCAGCCAGTCGCCTGCGGTCGCGGCAAGCCGATCCTTCACGGCGGCCAGATCGTGGCGTGCCTTCGGCGTGGCGACATCGTTGAGATCGATCATCCCGTCCCCTCACGCCAGAAGAACGAGGCCGCGCTCGGCGCGGGTGATGGCGGTGTATAGCCAGCGGCGGCGGTCGATATCGCTGCGGCCCAGCCCGTCGTCCCAGACGATCACGTTCTCCCACTGCGATCCTTGCGCCTTGTGGGCAGTGATCGCCCAGCCGAAGGTCGCCTCGGTCAGCTTGCGCTTTTCCCGCCAGTCGCGGTCATGACGCTTGGCATCGTAGGCGACGTGATCCTCGAAATGCCCCTTGTAGATGCGCAACCGGCCCGGACGGCCGTCGCTGTCGAACGGCGTGACACGTCGTCCGTCTTCGTCATGCACCACGGCAGAGAAGTAGAGGCTGCCCTCGTCGACGATATCCTCGAGGGTCAGGAACATGCCGTTGATCAGACCGAGCGAGTTGTCGTTCTTCAGGCAGATGATCTTTTCCGCCCCGCCGGTGGGAAGATATGTCCCGCCGAGCCCGGCCGCCGCGCGCATCGCGTTGTTCAGCTGGAAGCGCGTCGCGTTCAGGCCGCAGATCAGTTGCCCACCGCGCAGCGCCTGATCCGGCGTGATGTCGCCCTTGCGTAGCTTGGCGACATGGGCGTCGTAAATCCCGAACCCGATGGGTTCCCCCATCCGCGCCATGGTGGCGAGACGGATGATGGCGCTCTCGGCCGCCTGGCGGTGGATCTCGGTCAGCATCACGTCGGGGGCGTCCCGTGTGAAGGCCCCTTCGCCCTTGATGGGCGGCAACTGTCCGGGATCGCCCAGCACGAGGATCGGCTTGCCGAAACTCATCAGGTCGCGGGCCATATCCTCGCCCACCATCGACACTTCGTCCAGCACGATGAGCCGCGCATCCGCGGCATCGCTTTGCGGGTTCAGGGCGAAGCGGGGATGCTTCATCGCGGACAGCGCCTGGCGCATAGCCTCGATCCCCGCCTCGGCCGCGGTCCTGTCGAAACCGGTCAGCCTGCGCGCGGCGGTCTCGGCCTCCTGTACCTTTGCGGCAGCGGCTGCGATTTCCTGCTCGGTCGACTCGATCACCGAATAGATCAGGCTATGGATGGTGCGCGCGGGCGTGCCCTTGCGGCTCAGGACCAGTGCGGCCTTGCCGGTGAACGTCGCGGCGACGACGCCCGGCACGCAACGGCCGTCCTTGGCGCTGCGATGGGGTGAGAGTCCAAGATCGTCGAGGGCGAACTTCAGGACCGTGCTCTTGCCCGACCCGGCATAGCCGAAGAGCCGGAACACCTGCTGATCCTCGGTGCGGTTCTCGAACCAGTCGCGGACTTCGGCGATGGCAGCGGCCTGCGCGGCCGAGGGTACGAAGTCAGACACCGCCGCCCCTCCAGCACCGCTCCGCCCATGCGCAGGGCGCGTGCCACTTGCCGCCGGCCATGCCGCCCCGGCAGACGACCGCCGTAGGCTCGGTCGCCATCCGGGGCAACCATTCGCCCGACGCGGAGGCCTGGACGACCGTGACGGCCCGATCCGACATCTCCTGCGCAAGGCGGGCATCGAACGGGACGAGTTCCGCATGCAATTCCATCGTGTCGCGGTTCAGCGCAGTGAACAGCGCCGGGGCGGGCAGGTCCATGTAAGCCTGATAAAGGGCGATCTGGGCAGCGTAGACAGGCCGCGCGATGCTGACGCCGCGCTTGACCACATCCTTCCAGCTGGAGGCCCCGAGCGCCTTGTTCTCCCAGAGGGCGGGATAGTCCATCGCGACCGGGCCCGAGACGAAGCAGCCATCGATATGGCCCTTGAACCGGCCCGCCATGGCCTCGAAGCCGAACTGGCGACCATCTGGGCGTTCGGTGCGCAGGTCGAACCCGGCGATCCGGAACCAGCCCGCGACAATGTCCTCGGCGCGATGGCCAGCCTCGAAGATCCGCAGGATGCGCGGCGCGAACTCCTGGCCCTCGTCCTTCGGCACTGCGAGGAAGTCGTACTGGACCTGGCGCAGGCAGTCGCGGCCGAGACCCGAAGAGCTGACATAGGTGCGCGGACGCTCTGCGCGGTTGCGCGCGGACAGCGCCGTGTCGATGGCGGCGGACACCGCTTCCGCGATGGGCGGGCGCGGCGCGTCGGCGCCATAGAGAAAGCCCGAGCCATGGTTCAGGTCGATCATTGGTAGCGCTCCCAGAACCCGCCGGCCTGCGCGATGCAGGTCAGCTTGTGGAACTGCGCGTCCGTCAGCCGGGCGCTCTCGCCGAACCGCGCGAGCTTCTCGCGGAGGCTCTCGCAGAACTCGATCTCGAAATCGGTGACGGCGTTCTCGGTGGCCGCCTCGAGCAGGTGCTTCCAGCTGCAGGACGCGGTGTCGTCGTTCAGGTCGATCATGACCGTGCCCTCCGACGCTTGCCCGCGGCGACCGGATGACGATCTCCGGTTCTCCCGCGGCAGTATTCGAGGAAACCGGGGGCGTTCAGGTTTTCGCGCTGCGTCCCCCACGCGAGGTTGTCGGCGCGATTGTTCGCGGCGTTCTCGTCGAGATGCATGACGACGGCGCGGTCGAATGACGCGGATCCGTGGAATGCCTCCGCGACCAGCCTCGCGACCTTGTAGGTTGTTCCGCGCACGACGATAACGAAGCGGGCATCCTGCTTGTTCCACACGCCGAAGGTCGGGGTGCCCCCGTAGGATCGTTCGCCGCCCTTGGGCATCGGACCGCGATAGGGCGCGAGCATCACGCGCCCCTCGCTGCTCACCAGCACGTCGGGGACGCTCGGAACGGTTCTCCAGATTTCACCGTTGGTCATTTCTCCCTCCGACTAGAAAGGCAGAGGGTCATCCAGAACCGTGCCCGTGCGCTCCTTGCGCGCGGCCTGATCCTGCATGCTGTCGATGTAGCCGGTGACCGCCGCTTCGATCAGGCGGTCGATGTCGGCGGCGGTCCGGTTGAAGAAGGGTTCCATGAGGCCGAGGTCGGTGAGCGCTTCGGCGAACAGCACCCGTGCATCGCGGATGGCCTGTGCCTCGCGGGCGGTCTTGTCGATCATGCCGTTGTTCCTTTGGGCGATGGCGCTGCCCACGTTCTGACAGCGGAGCGAGCAGAAGCGGTGGTAGGGATAGCGGTCGTGCTGGAGCCGCTGGACGTAGCCAAAGCCCCGGGCCTCCCGGACGCAGACGGCGCAGAGCGTCACCCGAGCAAGAGCGGCGCGATCGGGTCGTCCTGCGGCCAGTCCTGCCGGTGAAGCCGTTCCGACTGCAGCGCGATCCAGCGCGAGATGGCGTTCACCGCCATGGCCTCGAGGTCGCCGAGGGTGAGGCTTGCGATGGGGTGGTGCAGTCTTCCTCGGGCCTCGAGCCATTTGCCGATCTCCAGCGCGGCGGCGCGCGTCACATGCGCCTGCCATTCGTCCGGGGTCATGGGCCGGTCTCCCGGCCCAGCCCCTCCGGCCTCGGCGGTGGTGGATAGCGCCGACCCACCCGACCGCCGTTTCCGCCGCGCCTCAGCCATTGAGCCACGCGGGCATGGCAGGGGCGCCCGGCGCAGCGGGTGCGGGGGCCTGCGGTGCGGGCGGAGCGGCCGGGGCGTTCTGCGACCCCCAGGCGGGCGCCGGTGCCGCCGCGGGCTGCGGTGTCGCGCCCCAGTTCGGCGCCGCATGCGACGGTTGCGCCGCGCCCAAGGCCGGTGCCGGGGCCTGCCAGCCCGGCGCCGTGACGCTCGCGGCCTTGCGCGGCAGGGCATTGACGGGCTCCGGGGGCAGGGTCTCGCCGCGCATGATCGCGGCATACTGCGGCTCGTCGG